TTTTTTTAATTGCCCTGGATAAAATCTTTACAGGGGTTTTGGCTACGGAACTTTGTCCGGAAGTTTTCTTCTACCGAGATCACCAGTAGTCGGCAGCAGCATAGGGAGAGTAGCGCTCAAGCGATATGTCCTCGTCGCCGAGCACCACGTCCCTCACAATCTCCAACAAATCTGAATACGGTTCACCATACCGTTCGTAGGTGAACGCGCACATATCATCGTAAGATATGCCGTCTGAGGTACCAATCTCAGTCAGCAGCTCCTTCACAGTGTCAGACGCCAAATGCTGTCTAACATCCCATGAAAGGGACTCACGTGACACCCGTTTTGCTTCTACTCCTGTAGAAATGAAGCGCTCGTACAGAATTTCAACTATATCGGTAAGATGCCGATATTCCCAAGCGATGGAGAGGCATTTTCCAGCCATATACTCCTCATCGGTTATCTGCTGGTTGAACGTGTGTCGAACGTTGAACCTGGCAAACACCCGACCAAACTTGGGTAGGAGGTGAAATTGTTCCGAGGAGGGGATGAATACCTTGGAAAGGAATTCGGCGCTAACCAAATGGCTATGCACCTTTACCTTGGCACTCATACGCGCCCTCTTCGCTTGCATATCATACAGGCGGCGAGCGTAGCGTCTACCTTGTTTGGTAGAGTAGCAACGGGATTTTGATATGCTGGCGACCATGTCGTCGCCGAGGAAGTAGGCAACGCCTTCAGCGTTAATCCTCCGGGCCCATGAATAGAAAATCGTCATGTTCCACACACTATTACGGAAAGTGGTGGAAGTTGACCCAGACGGCAACTGGTAACGGACCTTGCCCTTGAAGGCATGGGTCTTGTTATACACCGTGTACTTGTTAGCCTTGTACATGATGCCCAGGAGCCATTTGGGAGCACCGAGTCTTTCTAACCATAGGCGCTCGACATGAATAACGTCTTTACACTGACGCATGTCATTCTCGGAGAAGTCGGCTTCGATGACCATTTGGGGCCTGACAGACCCCATTTCTTTCGCGATCTGAGTAGTTCGCTTCTTATAGGCAAGGGACATTTTCAGAGGTCCCTCTTGCTTCGACAAAGCAAGATTAAGTCGCTTCAAACATTCGGATATGATAGGGCCTGAGATGGCATTATGAATATCACTCGAATTATTGACTATTCTACCAGCCCACGACGTGAGCGATGGTTCGGGGATATCTTTGTGACGCTTTAATAAAGCTTCAACTTTGACGAAGATATCTTTCCTAGAGTAATCCTTGTCCGAATAATTTTCAAAGCCTTCAACGGCCTTCAACATATCTTTTTGCTTTTGCGGC